TTAGCGGTCAGCCAGGTACTCGTCGCTGGCGGCAACGAACCGGGTGAACTCCCGCTCGATCTCAGCCACGGCCTCGTCCTTGCTGTCGGCCCGGCCTCTTGCCCCGTTCTGACGCTTTAGGAGGGCATCGTGGTAGTACAGGCCCCAATGCCAGGCGCCGGCAGACGGGCCGTGCTGGTGCTTCATTATCCGGCCGACATCATTGCCAATGAAAGACGCCGCGAAGTCGTATGGCGCCGCGCGGCCGCCGATGACGGTGCGGGCCCATGACAACCGGACCCGCGCCCCCCGCTGCAGGATGAACTTGAACGCGTCGTGCCGCGCCTCAAAAGTCGCCAGCACCGTGGGGCCGTCGTCCACGACCTGGAAGCCGCGCTGATAGGCAAAACGAACCGTCAGGCGATCTATGGCCATCACACAATCCTCCCGTCCTCGTGGCGCATGCCTCGGCCACGACCGGTTCAACCAACATTAGGGGGCATTTGCTCCGGCGGGAATGTTGGTTTAGCGTCCCCCCTGCTTTCACCGGGGGGAGACAACAAAATGCGCGCGCTGCTGGCCTTGATGCTGCTGACGGGGACTGCGCACGCAGGGTGCAATGACACGCTGCTGGCGTTCGGCGAATGGAGCGTCGTGCCACTCGATTACGATCAGGTTCAGATGAGCGTGGCCTTCAAATCGAGCGCCGATAAGCCCATTGCGATGATCAATGCCATGGCCGGTTATATTGACGCTCTCGGCGACCCGGTGGTGTCATTCCGGCTAGACAAGGATGTCGAAATCCCAGCCGGCGGCATGTACACCGAAGTGAAAAACTGGGCCAGAGACCCGTTCGAGCGCATGCTGATACTCAAGCATGCTGAGGTGAAGACCTTCGTTTGCGTTGAAGCCGTGCTTTACAAAGACGGGACGAAGCAGGCTTTTTAGAGCTATCAATCACTGTCCCTGTAATCCAGCAGCGTGGCATGGCGCAACTTCGGCTCGCCTCGCAGAAACCGCACGCGCGCCTTGACGCTGTGCTTGAGCCATTCGACCTCTTGGCCTGTCACGGCCTTCGGGAGGCCCGCCGGTGGCCGGCCCTTGCGCACCCGCTCCATGAGCCGTTCGCGGATCTCCTCGGTTAGGGCGATTGTCGCGGCGCCGGCATACTTACCCTCGCGCGCCATAAGCCCGACCGTCTGCTTACCAGGCTCGCGCTTGAACCCCAGTAGCTCGAACTCGCCAACATCCCAGCATTTGGTCTTGACCCAGGCTTCCGAGGGACCGCTGCGATATGGGCTGTGCCGGCGCTTCGAGACCATGCCCTCCAGCTTCAGCTTCCCGACGCCAGCGTAGAACTCGGCTCCGCCGCCCTCGACGTGCTGGCTGTATTGGATGATGCCCTTGGCCGGCTTTAGCAGGTCCCACAGGATCGCCTTGCGCTCGATCGCGGCCAGCGCGCGCAGATCCTTGCCGTCCAAGTGCATGATGTCGAAGGCGACGAAGGCGAGCAGCTCGGCGTTCCAAGTCATGCGCGAATGCATCTGGTGGAAGTTGGGGCGACCGTCCGGCTCGGGCGCGATCATCTCGCCATCGATGATGAACGCCTTGGCTGGCAGCTTCTCCGCCGCGCCGATGACAGGCCAGTATCGCTTCGACCAGTCATGGCCGTTTTTGGTGAAGGCGCGCACGCCTGCCCAGTCGAGGACAAGCTGGGTGCGAAATCCGTCATACTTGATCTCGTGGAACCAGTCGTCGCTGAGTGGCGGCTCAAGGACCAGTTCGGGCTCAAGCGGTTTGATGAACTTCAGCCGATCTGCGGCGTTACGCACACTCGATACTCCAACTGCCAGACAAGGCCCGCCGGCCGTTTTGGTTGCATTTTAGCTTAATTGAATGTGGAAACAGTTGATGAAGATCGAGGCGGAGGACTGCCGAGCGGCGCTAGCGCTAATCAGGAGCACGATCGAGGACCACTGTCCGCCCGGCGTGCTGCCCAGCGAAGAGATGGTCAACGGGCTCTACAGCCCCGATCTGATGGGCGAGGCCAAGGCGATCTCCGCCGCCATAGTCGCGACGGTTGAAAAGCTGACTCGTCATAGCTGAGAAGATCAGGCATCCTGCTGCCAGTCGAGCGATAGGCGTAGACATGCGAAAAGGTGAGGTCGCTGCAAAGGCGGCGCTGATGATCGGCTCTCTTGCCGCTTATTGGTTCGTCGGATCATGGCTACGCGGCGACTTCGTCGAGACCCCGGAAATCTACAAAGTCGCGAAGTGCCAGCGGGCCGTGATCGACGCCCGCAAGGGCCATCCGGACCCTCAGCTTCTTGAGGAATGCCGCAGCAAGGGCCTGATCCCCACCGGCCGAGATTCCCAGGGGAATTGAATTCTCGCCCAAAAGAGCGCTTTATAAGTGCCGTCTAATGGGCTGGGGCTCGAATTCCATGGGTATTCTCCGCGACTTCCTTCGCAGCGTCGAAGGCTATGTGACCGCTCTTGCGCTGATCGCCATGCCGTTGCTGCTCGGCTTTGCGCTGCTCGTCATCGATGTCGGCAGGGCGAACAACCTTCACACCGACCTTCAGAACGCGACCGATTCCTTAGCGCTCGCCGGCGCCCGCGAACTTGACGGCGGGTCGAATTCGATCACGAGGGCCAACGATGCGCTCGCCGCTCTGGTCAAGAACGAGGCCCGGTTTGGCAACGGTGGCCCGGCGATCATCGACAACACCCAGGTCAGCGCGATCTATCTCGACGCTATTCCGCCCAGCGACGACACACGGATCGACGCAGCCTGGGTAACCGCTCACCAGACGACCGATGGCCTCAAGGCGGTCTACCTGCTCGTGAGATCGACGCCGCGAGCCATGACCACGCTGTTCCCGCTGCCGGTGGGGCTGACACTGCAGACGCTGAACATCCAAGCCGAGGCGGTTGCGGTCTATGACGCGTCGGCCTGTGACGTGACGCCCCTGTTCATCTGCAACCCATTCGAGCCGGTCGGCGGGTCTGGCAACAACCTGACCTTTCAGGAGAACTTCGCCCAGGGTGCGACCTACGGGCGGCAACTGATCCTTTCCTTCTCCGGCAACTCGTCTCCGCAGCCGGGCAATTTCGGCTGGCTTGAGGTGGCGGCGAGCGGCGGTAACGCTCTTCGCGATGCGCTGGCGACAGGCAAGCCCGGCCTCTGCTACGGTATGCGCGGTCTCCAAACCAAGACCGGCGGAACGATCGGCCCTGCAGAACAGGGGATCAACACTCGCTTCGGCGTCTACGCCGGAGCCATGAAAAACAACGATCCCGACACTGCTCCCGCCTACAATGTCCGCAGAGGCGAAAAAGACCCGACGAAGACTTCCAGTTGCTCGGCCTACACCGAGGAGACCGACCGGACAAAGGCGATGGCGCTTCCAGACTGGTCTCTCCCTGGCGGCACCTATTCGGACCAGACCCTTGTCGGCGGTGGTGTTTTGAAGGGCGATAAATGGGATTATTCTGCCTACTGGACGCTCAACCACCCCGGCGCGTCGGCGCCGTCGACATTTCCCAAGCCAACAGACCCGACGGGAAGCAAGACCATACCTTCGCGCTACGATGTCTACTCCTATGAAAACAAGAACGATCTGGTCACAGGAGCCGCCAACAAAGCGCCGAACGGCGAGACCGGCGAAGGAGCGTCGAACCGATGCTACAAGGGAAGCGGAACCATTTCGAAGACGGCATTGGACCGAAGGATGGTGTTCGCGGCGGTGATCAACTGCCATCAGGATTTAGGCAACGGTCATGCAACCATAACCAAGCCAAAAGCCTTCGTTAGCCTTTTCCTCACGAAGCCGATGATCACCAACTCGACCACCAAAACGCTGTCAGCCGAAATTGTCGATGTCAGCGGCTACAATGGCAATGGCACGCTGGATACGTTTTTGCGTGAAGAATCCTATCTGGTTCGTTGACCATGGCTGCGTCCCCCTGGACCTGGCAGTTGCCGCTGGTCACCTTCCTCAGCGCCGGCGCCGCCACCTATGTCGCCAGCACGGGGTTGCCGGCTCTTCCGAACTCACTCAATCCGGCCTGCAACATCAAGGGCAATGTCAGCATCAACACCGGACAGCGCATTTATCACACGCCGGGCGACAAGTTTTATGCGGCGACGATCATCCGTCCTGAATACGGCGAAGCCTGGTTCTGTTCCGAGGATGAGGCGCGGGCAGCCGGATGGACGCGCGCCCGGCGCTGATCCGACCGAGATAAGGACTCATGACCTCGGGAATGCGGAAGTCGGCAGGGTGAACCCCGCGTCCGATCCATAGGTGGCGATATTGCTGATGCGCACCTCATCGATCCAACCGTTCATGTCGAAGGTGGTGAACCCGCCCGGCCTCAAGCTGCCTAAAGCCAGCACAGCGGCGGCGTTGGGAATGCTGACGGTATAGCCGGTTGTTTTGACCTGCATGACGCCATCGACGTAGATGCGCAGGACGTTGGATGCGTCCCGATCGACCGCGATATGATACCAGGTGTTGAGTGTCGGCGACCACGTGTAGAGACCGGAGTCAGTCGTCGAGAACGTACGGAATGAAAGCTTCCCCGCATTAAACCAGAACGCCCAGCCACCGGACCATTGCCCGACAAGCAAGGCGTTGGTCGGCGCAGCTGCGAAGCGGAAGAAGCCCTCGACCGTGAATTGGCCTGTCCCGAAAAACCAATCAGCAGAGTCCGGGAAAGTGATGTAGTCGCCGTTGCCGTCGAGGAGCAGCGAGGAGCCGCCGAACTTCGATTGCGCGGTGTCCAGTTGCGCGTTACCGGCAAAGGTAGCCGAGCCGTGCGCCGCGCCGCTTTCATCGGATGTCGCCGTCGCCGCATCGACGCCTTCGAAGCCGAGCAGCAATTTGCGGGTGGCGAAATTTGGATCTGAGACGGCGGCCTTGGTCAGCGTCGCCGCCGTGCCCGACATGGCGTAGCTGCCTGCCACCGCCGCGACCTTGTAGCCGCGCAGCAGTCCGGCGGCGGTTCCGGTGAGGGCAAACGAGCCTGCCGCAGCCGCCACCTTCTTGCCGTAGACCAGCCCGGCCGCGGTGCCCGTCATGGTGTAGGAGCCCGCCGCGGTCGACACCAACAGGGCGCGCCGCAGCGTGGCGGCGGTGCCGGTCAGCGTGAACGACCCGGCATCGGCGGCGAGAACCTTGTCGGCGCTCGACGGGACCAGGCCGGCCGCGCTGCCGGTCAGCGTGTAGCTGCCTGACGTGCCCGCCAGCAGCAAGGCACGCCGCAGGGTGGCGCTGCTGCCGGTGAGCGTGAATGAGCCTGCGGCGGCGGCCGTCTTCAAGGCACGCCGCAAGGTCGCGGCGGTGCCGGTCAGGGTGTAGGAGCCGGCATCGGCGGCGAGCGTCAGGGGACCGCCGCCGGCGCCCCAGATCTCGACGGCGCCGAGATAGAGCTTCAGCACCGGATCGGCGCCGAGACAGAGCGCGGTCGGTGTCGTGCTGCCCAGCTTCAGGTCCATCGAAACGCCCTATCCCGTCCCAGCTTCAGGCGACTTCCCAGAACGGCCTGGCGTCGCCGCCACCGACGCAGAAGCGCCTGTGCTGCTTCCCGCAGGTGCAATGGAAAATATAGATGTCGGGAATGCCGCCGGCGGGGTCGGGGCTGCCGTCCGGCTTCTTCTTGTCGCGCCAGTTCTCGCTCGAATAGAACGCCTCGATGTCGTGGTTTTCAGGGTGCCGGCAGCACGACGCGATCTTCTGGTTCTGCTCGAGAGCCTCGATGTATTTCGGCGGGAGGAGGTCGAACAGCTTGGCGACAGGGTAGCGGGCGCAGGCAAGGACGTGGGCCATGGTTCACGCTCCGACGATCGTGTCGGCCTGGCGGCCGATCGGCGTGGCTAGCGCGCATAGTTCGTACATGGCCCGGTGGTAGTTCGCCGCGTTGTTCGGGTCGCCCTCGACCTTGATCGTCCGGGCTCCCTTCTGCCCGTCCGGCAGGGCGGCGAAGGTCGGCCATTTCTTCAGCGCGGCCGTGGCGCGCTTCACCATGTCGTCGCGGTCTTTTGCGGATTTCATGTCAAAAACTCCGGTTGATGTTGAGAGCGGCAGGCTGTCAGGCGAACGTGTGAACGGAAGCGCCGAAGTCGAGCGTGAAGGTCTCGCCGGCAGCGACGGTGAAGGTGGCGCCGTAATCGTAGCTCCAGCCCACATTGTCGCCGGCCGAGGTGTCGTCATAGACCGAGACATAGCGGCCGGTCGTGCTGGAGCCGAGATTGCCGCCCGACGCCGTCCAGACGACATCCACCGCCGTGGCGGTCACCGTGCCGCCGGACCGGGTCGAGCTGTAGGTGATATCAGTGCCGCCGGTCGTATAGCCGTTGTTGCCGGCGATCTGGGTCAGGTCAGAGACGGCGTTGTCGGTGGCGACCACAGGCGCGTCGGTGTGGATGACTGCCTTCCAGGTGTCGGTCGAGCCGAAGGCGTCGATCAGCTTGTTCATCAGGTTTTCGATGAAGGTCTCGTATTTCACAAAGGCGGCCATGGTGCGTTTTCCTAGCTGTTGATGACGTAAAGCGTGGTGGCGTCCGGCGTGCCGAGCGCGTCGTAAGCGGCCTGGCTGATCGCGATCACGCGATTGATGCCAAGCGTGATGACGGCCTCGACCGAGACGTTGGTGCCGTCGATGCGCAGCGTCCCTTCGCCGCCGGCCGGGATGACCGGCGCGTCACCCGGCTGGGCGGCGATCGTCACCGTGACGGCCTTGCCCGTCGTGTTGACGAACTTCACCGGCCCGCGCTCCTCGGCCGGAACGGTCAGCGTGAACGGGCCGGAGGGCGCGCCGGTCAGCGCGATCAGCGAGCCGTCCCACAGCTCGGCCGAGGTCATGGTATCCTCGGTGCCGGCCAGGGCGAAGCTCGACGCGCCATGGTTGGCGGTCTCCTCGCGATTTATGCGGTCGTTGACGGCGGCGATGCCGTTGCCGATCTGGCTGGCCGCTACCGGCGTCGCGTTCATGTTCTTCTGCTCGATGGTCATTTGTCCCTCAAAGCGTGATCGTCGCCTGCGCGAGGTGGCCGCGGCCCACGGCAGTGCTCATCTTGGCAAGGCGGAATGTCAGGGTGGCCGGCAGTGCACCGAAGTCGGCGACGATATCGGCATCGGCATAAGTGACGGCCGGCTCCGAGCTCTCCAGCGTGCGCACAACCGCGTCGCCGTCCATGATGTCCCACTCGAAGGCGTCGATCGCCTCGCCGCTGTCCGGGTCGGCGGCAAACATTTCCCAGGGCGACAGCCGCGAGCGCGCGTCGGCGGCCAGGTCGATGTCGGACCCGTCGACAGCCGCCCGCAGGTTGACGCAGGCATAGGGTTTTTCGGCAGCGCCGGTCGAGACATGCGCCTCGGTGACCACCGTTCCGAGCGACACCAGCGCTGTCGCTGCCTTGTAGAGGCGCGTTTCGCCGAGGCCGGCGGCGGCGGTGCTGAAGCGGGAGTATTGTGCAGGGTCGAGCGGCACGAACAGGTCGCCGGGCGCCAGGTTGCCGATGAACACTTCCGAGCCCTGCGCGCCCCAGATAATGGTCGAAAGCTCGGCGACGCCGTCGCTGACGGTCGCGTCCTGGTAGTGGATCAGCACCCAGGCGCCCGGCCGGCCGATGGCGGCCAGATTGGCGCCGTTGTAGAACGCCGCAGCGCTGACCGACTGGATCGAGGCCGGGTCGCCGGTGCCGATGGCGACATGGATGGTGTTGGCAAAGTCGGTCGAGAACGGATCGGTGGGCGTGCCCGAGATAGCGGTGATGACGCCGGCGACGGGTGTCATGTCGGAACGCTCCGAGATGAGCGTGAAGATCGCGCCGTCGTCGGACCGATAGAGCAAGGCGCTGGCGAGAGCCGCCGTACCGTAACCGGTCATCTGCGCGTACTGCACCAGGCCGGTGCCGCCGAGGTCGTGGGCGCGCGTCAGCAGCGGCGTGTCGAGCCAGATCAGCCTGGCGTGCAGCGAGACGGCGGCGATCTGCGGCGGCGTCAGCGAGGCGCCGTCATAGGTCGCCTCCGAATATTGCAGGTACTGGTAGGCCAGGCAGTCCTGCGTGTAATCATCCTTGAAGGTCGCCTCGCGGATCCTCGCGACTGTGCGGAAATTGCGGAAGTCGAAAGCAACGATATCGGCCGGCTCGACATGCGCCATGCCGGGCCGCAATCCGAAGGCATAGGTCTCGTTGCCAAGCACCGAACGGAAGACGGCCAGCGTCGCCGCCCGCAGCGCCTGGCTTGCCGTCATCGACAGCAGCGAGGGGATGGTGCGGCGCTTTTTCGAGCGGGTGACGTCGAAGATGCCACGCGGCCGATCGAAGGGCTGTTCGAGTTTCTGGTAGTCGGCGTCCTGGTCGTAATAGCCGAAGGTGACGCCGGCATATTCGTCTTCGCCGGCATTGATGGTCTTGATGTTGGTCTGGGTGCCGGTCTCGACGAAGTCCTGGTGCGCCAGCTCCTGGTCGACGGCAAACGCGCCGTCGCGTGGCGGCCAGAAGTATTTCCGCTTGCCGTCGCTCTCGACGATCTTGACGTCGAAGGCGGCGGCGATCGATTGCTCGACATCGTCGATCGTGGTGTCGTTTTCGAGCTTGAAACCCTGGCATTCGTTGCCGGGAAAGCCGACGAAAACGAGATCGGAAGCTTCGAAGCGGCCGTCATAGGTTGCGAGCTGGGTGAAGATGTCGACCAGGTCGACCTGGCCGGGCGTGGCGTCGCCCGAGGTGATCAGGCTGATCTGGCCGGCCGTCGACACCCAGTCGCCATATTCGGCGATCCAGCCGTTGATGCCGTCGACGTGGAACACGTAGGACCAGCCGATATAGTCGAAATCGTCGAGATCGGCCAGGACGGAGATCGATCCGTCGGCGAGGTCGATCGCGTAGATGTCGCGATTGTCGGCGTCGAGCGCGAAGGCATGGCCCGGTCGCGCCACATACTGGCATGCCGTGCCTGCGATGTAGAGCTGCAGGTTCAGACCGAGATCGGTGACGGCGTGCGGCCCGGCCGTATACACGGTGGCGGCGTCGCGGATCTTGCGGATCGAGCCGTCCTCACGCAGCACGACGATGCTGTCGTCGGCCTCATCATAGGCGACGCCCTGGGGGTATTTGCCGCCCTCACTCTCGCTGTAGGCAATGGTTTCCGAGAACCCGGTGGCCGAAGCAACGCCCTTGCGTACATCGGGAAGAAAGCCGGTGAGCCCGAAGATGGCGCGGTCCTGCTCGGTCCAGTAGAAGGTGACCTGGCCGTCCTCGACCGGGCCGATCGCCAGCGACACGACACGGGCATTGGCGCCGCCGGCCGGGCTGTCGAACGGGTCGACGATCCACGAGATCGACAGGTTGGTGATGTCGACCACGGCGATGGCGAGCCCCGATCGCTCGGTGCTGTCCTCGAAGCAATCGCAGAACACCAGGTAGCGGGTCGCCGCGCCGCCCTCGATCAGCACGCTGGCGATGATGACACGGCCATTGATCCCCAATGCAGCCGAACGCTTGACGATCTCGCCGGTCATCGCGTTGACCAGCAGCAGTTTGGCCGGCGTCTCCCAGTCCGGCACGCTGCTCATGTCGTCATTCGAGACGACGAAGTAATCGGAGCCCTGCAACGCGACGATATATTCGAAACGCCGCCAACCAGCGCCGGTGCGGTCGAACAGCGGCGAGCGCGAGATCTCGGCGTTGGAGGCGACATCGACGACGACGACCCAGCCGAGCGTCTCGGGCGATGAGGACGGCAGGCGCGGGTGCACGACGACGTAGATCTGCCCCTTGGCGAAGTCGGCGGCCGACGCCTTGCTCTCGGCACGATAAAAGCCTTCGCCAAAGTGCGGATCGTAAGTGGCCCAATCCTCGAAGGTGATGGTCGAGAGTTCGTCCGAGCTCGGCTGCGCCGTCACCACGCCCGATAGCACCGCCCGGATCAACGGCACGTGGTTGCCATAGGGTGTGCAGTCGAAATCCTCGAATACGGCATAGGCCAGGCCCGGCCATGAGGAGACCTTGTCGGCGCCGAGCTTGGCCAGCAGCAAAGGGTCCGGCGTTGTCTGGGTGCCGTCGTGGAAGCGTATCTTCTGGTTCGACTGCCGCAGCGGCGCCGTGTTGGAGACGATCAGTTCCTTGTCGGCGTAGAGCTTGAGCAGGCTGAACGACGGCGCAAACAGGCAATCCTTGAACAGCACGGCGAAGGAGGCCGTGACCTTGCCTTTCTTGGGCGTGAAGTCGCTCCACCAGACGATCTCGCCGTCATAGGCGGAGGTGCCGCTGCCGGCGGGTATCGTCTTGCCGGCAGGCGAGGAATTGTCGCCGGGCGAGTTGTAGTCCTGGGCGCGCGACGAGATCGGCTCCGAGGCCTTGTCGTAGAAGAACCCGCCGCCGGTGGGTCTGCCCCATCCTGTTGAAAACAGCGCCATCAGGCTCGCCCCCAGCCGGTCGAAAAGGGTGGCAATGGCGGATTGCTGACCACGGCGGGTGCGTCCCCGGCGTAGGTGAATTTGGCGTCGTCGGCCGGCAGATGGTCGAAGCCCTGGTAGCGGTTGTTGGCGAATTTGGCGCAGCCGCCTGCGCCGCGCTTCTTGTTGCAGCCGGCATGGATCAGCGCGGCGTCGCCAGCCTCGATCGGCGCCGGCAGCGGCTCCCACAGCTTGACGGTGGCGGTGTCCTGGTCCCAGGCGCGGACGGTGAAGGCGCGCCCGGCGAGCTGGCCGCTGGTGAACTTGACGGCGCCGCGATCGAAGAAGCCGTCGACCGCCGCCGGGCGGGCGCCGTCGATCGAGAAGGAGACGGCGTCGAACCAGTCGACGATCGTGACCGCGTCTGTCCAGGCGCCGAGCACGTCGACGCCGCAGCCCGTTGACCCGAGATCGAAACGGCAGCCGGGCCCGATCGTCTTCAGCACCAGCTCCCGGCCGCTGCGGCTGTCATTGCGAAAGGTGAAGGCGCCCTTGCCATCGTCGATGATGTCGGTCTTGCCGACCGACCATTTGAAGCCGAAGGGCGGCGACACCTCGCCGGCCTCGAAGTCGATGATGCGGGTGACGATGGCGGCGCCCTGGTAAAGGCCGCGCGTCACGTCGTCCGGCGCCACCGGGCCGCCGGCGAGCAGCGGGATCTGAATGTCGATCGAGCTCTCCGAGCTGTCGGTGATCCGGCCGCTGACCCAGACGAAACCGGGATTGCCGCGATAGACATTGCCCTCGAAGGTGTAGTCGACGCCGATCGTGTTGAGGTAGACGACCGGCAGGCCGACCGGCGCGAGCAGCAGCAGGCGGCCGGGCGCGTTCGGCCGCGCGTCGAGCGCCGTCTTCAGCCCAGGAGAAAAGGCCCGGCTCATGTGCGGTCCTCGGTCGCCGAGACGGAGCGGATCGAGGCGCGGCGCGGATGGTCGATCGTAACGGGGTAGCTGTCGGCGTCGAAGAAGACCTTGTGGTAGAACTCGACCGTGGTGCTGATCTCGTCGCCGTCGACCAGCGGCAGTATCGGCGCCAGGAAGGTCAGGAGGCCCGTATCGTTGACCGTGTAGTCGGTGGTGAGCACCAGCGGATCGCCATTCTTCTTCACCGACAACGTGCCGGCCTTGAGGTACTTGCGGTCGAGTGACAGCAGATTGTTGGTGCCCCATGTCTGCTTGACCTGGGCGCCGGTCTCGCCACCGGCGGCGGTCAGGATGACCTCGTCGGTCAGCTGGAAGTTCATGTGGTCCTTGAGCAGGAACGGGAAGGCGCGGCCCCGGCAATCGTCGACCATCTTCATGGCGACGCGGATCTCGTCCTGGGTGGCGTCGACCAGCGAGAAGATGAACTGCCGCTTCGGCAGCGCATGGATCTGCGAGGGAAAGACGATGCCGCCGCCGCCGATCACGACCGATGTGTTCCAGCCGCCGGCGCTGGACTGGAAGCCGTAGGAGACGTGCTCGTCCATAATAAGCAGCGCCATCAGAGCGCCCTCATATGTTCATTCAGGAAGGCGCGGAACTGGTCCATCATCTCGCTCTGCGACTGCGGTGATGGTTCCGGATTGCCGGGCGCGGCGTGATAGTGAAACTCGGCGATGATCGGCCTGCCGGCGGCGGCGCGACCCGTGGCGGCTCCGGCCGGCGCGGCGTCGCGCCGATCCTCGAACTGATCCGGGCGCGCTATGATGACGCGCTCGTTGGGGTTCTTGAAGAACTCGACCTTTTGCGTATCGCCGGGATGGATCATGCCGCCCGTGTCGAAGCCGGTGCTTCCGCCATGCGTGTTCTGCCACATGATCCAATCCCGGTAATTGAAGCCGCCATTGCCGGGATAGAAAACGCCACCAACATAGTCGAATGGATTGGCCTGGCTGCCTCCGCCGGAGCCCCCACCCGAGCCCGACGACGAAGATCCGCCGGAATATGAGCTAGGCGACGATGCGGCCGCCATGCCCGCCGACTGGATGCCGCGCAGCAGCCCGATCGCAGTCTGGCCATCGTCGACCAGCGTCGAGAGATAGCCGACCGATCGAGTGACCTGTTCAACCGTCTGGAAGGTGTTTTCCTCGATCTTGGACAGCACGCCGGCGCCGCCGGCCAGCAGCGGCATGACGCCGTCGACCGCGCCGCCGGCGGCGTGGCCGGGCACGCCGCGCCGGATCGCTTCGAGGTTGGCGACGCCGATCGCCGAGGTGGAGGCCGCGTCGAAGACGTATTCCTGCCCGTGCACGAAGCCGGCGACGCGATCGGTAGGTCCGTGCCCGGTAAAGCCGCCGGTGCCGAAGCCGGGTGGAAGAGAGCCGGCAAGCGTCTGGTTGGCAAATGGATTTGGGTCCATGCCGCCGATCTTGCCGACAGGGTTCGTAGACAAACCGCCGGTAAAAACGCCTCCGGGCCGCTCGACGCTGATCGGGCCGCCCGATGTCTGGTAGACCGTGGTTATCGAGACGGTCTTGTCCTGCAGTTGCCGGGTTGCCTGATCGAGCAGCTTCACCCTGGCCGTCGTCGCGTCGACCTGCATCTCGGCGGCGACGAACGCGTCAATGAATTTGTTGACCACCTCGACGCCGAGCCCGCCCTGGATGAGCGCATTGCGCACCATCTCGATGCCCTCGGCAACCAGCGGCGCGCTGGCGCCGCCCGCGCGCATGGACGCGAACAGTTTCTCGATCGTGCCGGTGGCCGAGCCGATCGCCGCCTCCGCGCCCTTGATGTTGGAAACGTCGCCGAAGAACTGGCCGATCGAGCGGGTGCTGGCCGCGCTCGAAATGGCGGCCTGGATGCTGGTCAGTTCGGCCTTGGCGTTGCGCAGTTCATTGTTGTAGCCGACCAGCGTCTGCAGCTGCTGCTGGTTTGCTGCGGCCGATGCCTGCGCCATGGATTGCAGCGAGCGCACATTCGGGTCGATGCCGGAGAGCGCGGCGAGCGATCCGCCGCCCGCCTTGAGGTCACCGAGGAGCTTCGTGACGGCGGACCCGCTGCTGTTGGCGTCGGAGCCGATACCCTTGAGGCCCTTGGAAATGTCGAAGAGCGTCGCCTGCGCCTGCTTTCCTTCGACGGCGATCGATTTGATCCCGAGCGTGCCCTCGATCTCCGCCGCCGTGTTGACGGCCTCGTTGGCACCCTTCTGCAGTGTCGTGAAGAAGTCGCGAGTATCCTGTGAAAGGGCCGGATCGATGCGTATGTCGCCGAGCGCGGCTTGCAATTCCTTCGCAGAGATCTTGTTGTGGTCGAGGCCGTCTTCAATCCGCCGCAGGGCGGTGTAGGCTTGGTCGCCGAAATTGGAGAAATCGCCTCTGTCCCCGGTCAGCGGGTTGGTCGTCGCCAGCCGGATCTGCGCAGCGATGTCGGCTTGTTGCGCCTGGAGGGTCTTTCGCTCGGCCTCCAGCCGATCCGTCGTATCGGCTCCCACCACCGAGCGCGGCAGCCTGTTGGCCTCATCCTCGTAGGCTTTCGCGGCGGCGGCCGCCGCCGGGTAGGAGGCCGCAATTTCGTCGATCAGTTCCTTGTGTTTCTTCAGCGAAACGTCGGCGGTCTCGATGCCTTCGCGGGTGGCCAGCACATAGGCCGCCACGCCGGCGGCGGCAGCGACCGCTCCCGCCGCGATGCCGGCCGGCGTCACGAGAAAGGCAAGAAATGCCTGGCCTGCCGCCCTCGCAGCGACACCAATCCCTTGCAGTGAGCCGCGAAGACCGCGCGGCCCGCTTTCCAGCGCGTCGTAGATCTGGCCGGCCTGCGAGGCAAAGATCATCATCGGCGACGCGCCAAGCGCGAACATGGTGATGACGTCGTTGCCCTGCCTGGACAGGTTGAGGAGCTGGTTGGACGTCAGGCGCGCCGCTCCGCCGACAGTGCCGAGGACGCCGGCCGTCCGAGCCGATTGACCGGCCAGGAGCGCATAGCGGCTGTTGAGGCCATCAAGCGCACTCTCGTGCTCGGCCGTGGAGATAGCGCCCAGACGGTGGGCCGCATTCAGGTCGTCGAGTTCGGTCTCATATTGCTTCGAGGCGGCAAACAGCGGGTTGTACCGGGCGCGCAGTGCGTCGAGTGACTGGCCGTAGGCTTCGATGTCGGCGGAGCGGAAGGAATTGTTGGCAAACTGCGTTCCGACCACAGGCACGTTGGCGCCGATGCCAAGTCGCTGGTCGATCGCCGTCCGCAGGTTGCGCTCGGCGGCCGCCTGGGCGGCGATCGCTTCGGTTGCGCCGCGCGCCGATGCCACGACCTGGTCGCTGGCCGCCGCCATCGCGGAAGACGTTTCCCGAGCCTCCGCACCCAGCACCCTTACGCCGGCCGTCGTCTCGGCGGTCGCCGCCTTCGCTCCAGCGGCGTCACCAGAAATGACCAAGGCAAGGTTCAAGGTCATCAGTCGGCCTCGGCCATGGCTTGAAGTGCTGCCTGTTCCATCACCTGGATGTCGCTAAAGAGCTGGCGCTCCCGAGCGCGGTCGCGACGGGCGAAAACCGGCCGGGCGGAGGCGTAGTCGATGCCAAGCCGGATCAGCCGGTGGCCTTCGCCGGCGGGCACCGCCACCGTCCGCCATTGGGTGTCGCAGGCGAAGAACGCCATCACCGATTGCCAGTTTATCCGCCACACTTCGACTGCCTCGTCCTCGTCGTCCACCTCGACCGTGACGTTGAGCGCGGCCCATTGCTCGGCGTCGGCCTTGTCGATCTTCACAGGTCGCCGCGGGTCGGTTTGCCCGGCGCGGGCGAACGCCCATTCCCGCGCGACCTCTCTCAGTTTCCCCTTCGCGCCTCGTCCCCCGCCAGGGATTGCGCATAGGCCTTGTAGAGACCGCGGCTGAACCAGGCGTATTGGAGGCTGAGAGCCAACGCAGCCTCGGTGAAAGGAACCGGCTCCTCCTTGCCGACCGGCCCGTCGACCACGTCGCGCCAGTCCTTGCAGACCCGCATCAGCTCCTCGTGCCGGCGCTTTTTCTGTTCCTCGGGCGGGAGGGCGGAGACCTCCTTGAGCATGGCATCGCTTTCGTCGGAAGAGATGGCCTCGAACTGCATGTCGAAGGATTTGGTGACGATCTCGCCGGGCTTGTCTGCATCGGGCATCTCGACGGTCACCGGCCACCAGTAGCGATACGCGTCGATCATCTTGAACTTCATCTGCAGGGCCTCTTCAAAAGGGGTTTCTGGGGGGCGTTGAAAGAGGCGGCGGCCGAAGCCGCCGCCGGTTACTTCACCGTGATCTTGAGCTCGTCGTCGCCGGCGTCAGTGCACAGCATCAGCGGCAGCGAATAGTTGATGATCTTCTGTGTCTGGCCTTCGGTCGGCCTCCCGATCTCGACCGCGGGCGCGTCGAACTTGACGATGTTGCCGGCGATCGTGCCGTGCTGGGCGGCAAGCGCCCCGCGTGTCCTTGCCTGGGCCGCCGCAAACCAGTTGGTTGTCGCCAGCAGGCGCGCCTCGACGACACAGGTGCCGCTTGGGTTGCGGTCGACCAGCTGGATGCTTTCGGCGCCGATGAGGAAGCGTGGCTCGATCTGGTTGCCGAGGTCGATCGCCACGCTCTCCGCCACGGCGGCGGCGCCGAGCAGCGACAGCGTGGTGTTGGCTTTGTTGACCGGCACCGGCACCTGGAAGGCGGTGTAGTCGACGCTCGGCAGGGCCGTGTCGGAGATCGTGCCCAGCAGGCCGGTCAGCGTGAAGGTGAAGTGCGGGATTTGCTTGGGCGTCAGGTTGGCCGATACGTTGCCCTTGGCACCCAGCAGGATGTGGCGGACCCCGTCATGGTTGAAATACAGCGTGCCCGCCTCGAAGGCTCCCGAGATCGGGTCATACTGGACGTCGGTGTCGGGGGTGATGGTTTCGGCCAAGCCGCACATGCGCAGCAGCACGCCATAGCCCGGAACGTCGCCGGCGGCGCCCGCACCGGCGATTTCGACCTGACCGGAGAGCGTCGCATAGGTGCCGGTCAGGATCACGCCCTGCTGGCCGAGATAGGGCAGCAGCAGATCACGCGACACCTGGTCGCCAGCAAGCGGCGTGATCGTCACGTTGTTCATCTGGATGGCGTTGGCCGCGCCGGTCGGTACGGCGTCGGTGCCTTCGACGGTTTCGATCTTCGCCAGGACGGCGAGCTTGCGGTAAAAACGGGCCATCGCTATTTGCCTTTCCCGGCCGGACGTCCGGCGCCAGTGTCATCGGCCGGCTTGGCAGCCGGCGTGCGGATCGGCGCGGCTGGCTTGGCCACGCCCTCCGGAACGGTGAAGTCGCCATCGCGGACAAGCTTGCCCGATGCCTGGTCGATGATGTGCCGGCCCGCCGGGCGCGGCTCGTAGGACTTGGTCATGGTTGCTCCTCGAGGTAGTAGGCGGCGGCGAACAGCTCGCGCTGCCAGACGTTGCCGGATTTGGCCTTCAGCAGGTTTCCGGAAACATGGGTGATCGGGTCGCTGCCCACGCCAGACGGGATAAAGCCCATCAGGGCACCTCGCACCTTGGCTTTGAGCGCCTCGATCTCCTCGGCGGCAGCAGCACCGGTGTTGTCCGAAACATTCCTGGTGACGATGATGACGGCGACATCGGCTTCGACGCGCTGCAGCACCGGTCCGGTCATGCGGGCGTTATCCTCGCTCTGCTCTTCCTCGACCACGACATAGGCGGCGGGTGTCGCTTTGGGCTCTCCGGCCAGCGCAGCGAACTCGGCCGCGCCGCCAACGATGCGGAACACCGGCGGGTCGATGTCGTCGAGAAGGCCCCGCAGCTCGGTCACGATGCTCATGGCCGTGCACCCGACGCCTGGTCGGCCTCGGCGCGGAAGGCGTCCTCGGCGACATGCAGGATCTCGGCACGATCGGCGTCGTTGAGGTAGAGCGCCTGGCGGGCCGGGATAGTGATGGTGTGCGCGCCGATCGTGACCCGCATCGTTTCCTTGCGCTTCGCCGAAGCCCTGACGAAGCGGCGGCCGCGATTGGTCTTGCCCAGGTGGATGTCCTGCTCGCGGGCAGGCATCTGGATGGTGGCGCCGAGGAACTGCGCGGCGGCATAGGCGACGTTGGTGCCGACCGCTGCGGTGTTGTCGGTCGCTTCGCCGGTGATCGAGCTGTACAGCCGGTTCTTGACCCGCAGCATGTGCCCGTAGCCGCGCTGGCTGCGGCCAGTGCGCTTGGCGGCCGTGCGCGGACTGAGGCGCGGCCATTTGCCGTCCGGACCTGTCTCGGTCTCGAAATGGCGCTGGACCATCGGGACCAGGGCAGCAGCGATGGCTTCCATGATCACGCCGGGCGCCGTGGCAACGCGCTCGATGCGATCGAGGGTGGCCAGCACCTGCTGGTCGACGACGCGGAGCTGGATGCCTTCCGTTGCCATCACAACCCCTTCAGCGTTTCGCGCCGGAAGACGCGCGTCGAGGGATTGGCCCGGATGGCGCCGCCGCCGGCCTGCTCGGGCACAGTGCCGCCATCGTCGATCGAGACCAGGCCTTTGGCGACGTCCTTCAGCCAGGAGATCGCCGCGTTGTAGTTGCGGGTGACGATGCTGTCCTTGTCGGCCGCCTCGCCATGCAGGAAGTAGCGAGCGAGATCCGCCGCGATCTTGACCAGCACCGGCGGCACCACCGAGAGCGGCAGTGCATATTGCTTGCCGATATAGCCGTGGATCACGCCGTCCGCGTCGGCCAGCGCCCGGCCGACGACGACATCGTCCACCGTGGTCGGCGGGATGTTCGTGCGATCGGTCAGCTGCACCAGTTCGGTGGAGCTGAAGCGGTCGATCAGGTCCTGCTTGACGGCATAGGTCACGCTTAGAACAGCTCCACCTTGAGGTTCGGCTCGGCGAACAGCGCCTCCAGCTGCTCGGGGCCTTTGAACGCGCCGATCTGATGCTCGACCGGCGCCTTGGAGTGGGCGATGCCGGCGCGCCGGAAGCCATCGAGCTTGGAGCGGATGCGCAGGCCGGCCGGCAGCTGGTCTCCGTTCTCGGCCTTCCAGGCATCGAGTTCGGCCGACATGCGGGGAAACCGGGCGCGGAACTCGGCTTCCGTGTCCAGGTGCTCGCCTTGGCCGCCAAGCGCATCGAGCGCGTCATCCAGCGTCGCGATGGTGACGCTCTCGTCCGGGTTCTTGAAGAACTCGGCGTGCTGAGGGCCTGCGGAGCCGGCCGCATCGCCGGCTCCGCCCTGGTCGTCGCTCTCGCTGCTGGTATTGGTCCCCGTCGCCGCCCCCGATGACGGGGCATCCTGGCCTTGTGCAGCTCGCGCCACTTCCGGGCCGGATGTTTCCTGTGCGGCTGCTTCCATCTTGGGAGCTTTGGCCTTCGCCGCGCGCAACGCTTTCGCCATCGTTCAATCCTCGTTTTCGGGGCCTTTGAGAAGGAGCCGGCTCGCGGCTGCTTTTCAAAAACCCTACCGGCACCGTTGGGAGATGCCGGCAGGGGCGAATTCGGCGGACCGATCAGGCCAGCCAGGGCACCATCAGCACCTCGGCGGTGCCCGCCCACTTATTGGTCTCGCCGCCGTTGACCAGCTGCGAAGCGACGACAGCGCGGGCGGCGCCTTCATTCGTCGGCCCGCACACCAGCAGGTCGGGAACGTTGCCAAGCGGGCGGCCATGATCACCCTTCATGCCCGTCAGAGCGACGCGGCCGGCTTCATAGTGGGTTGGATCAAGCGTCTGCTTGGAGCCCCAGGCCAACTGCCAGAAGCCGAAACCGACGTTGCAGCGGCCATCGACGCCGTACTCGAATTCCTTCTTGCGCCACACGTTCTCGTCTTTCGGATCATCCTTGGAGACGAACTCGAACTTCTCGCGCTCCTGGTAGATGATGGGCTTGAGCGCGCGCTTGGTGCAGAGAAGGAACCACGGCTCGCCGGCGCCGCCGTCGGTGTTGGGGACCGATTGCGGTTCGCCGGCCTCGTCGAGCACCTTGTGATCGGTGTCGAAGAAATACTGGCCGTCGTAGCAGGCAGTCGCGAAACCAGCCTTCAGCAACGCCCACACAAGCATGTCCGGGTGAGCGGCGACCGACATGCCCATCTCGGTAAACAGCGGGGCATAGATCCCCAACGTATCGTCCTTGATGTCGTTGCGGTCGACGCCGATCGTCAGTTCGTAGTCCTTGTTCCTGATGGAATAGTCGTGCTCCATGAGGTTCTGGACGAGGCGATCGCCGATCCATTCACGGATGTTGGGGATTTTGCCCAGCCAGCCGTACTTTTCCTCGCGCGTCGTCGAGGGGACGGTGGTGGCGACGCGCGGATACTGCGATGCCGCCTGGCCAAGCCCGCCCTGGAAGGAAGTCTTGAAGCCGACGCGGATGGCATCAAGGGTCGTGCTGTTGATTTTCATGGAAGCTCCGTTGACGGTTGAGCCGCGCCTAGTCGCGGTCGATTTCGAAGACGCAGTTCGCCACGGTGGCGGTGGCATTGGTGCCGCCGACCGTCAGTGAGAGTTCACCGCCAGCCGGGACGTAGTTGGCTGCGGTCGGATCGCAGCTGTCCTTGTCGCCGGCCGCCGATCCTGCCTGGGTGATGGTGATCACGCCGGTGGTGATGGCGACGCCGTCGATCTTTCCGGTCAGTGTGGCGTCCCCGGTGGTCAGCACGCCTTCGGTGACGGACCTGATCTTCTTGACCAGGCCGGCATAGGGCGAGAGCGCGCGGTAGACGGGCGTGCCAACCAGGGTCGTGACCCGAAGCGGAACGAACATCTTGCGGCCTTCGAAGTAGCCGGCGAGGATGTCTTCGCCCATCAGCACATAGACGCCGATTGTATCGATGGCGATCACGATGCCGGCGGGTGAGCGGGTGCCGGAACCGGAGGTCTTGGCGACCTTCTCGTCATCGACGATGAAACAGACCTTGCCCACCTCGACTTCGGTGATCTCGTCAGTCGAGGCCGAGTTGGCCCAGCGGAACACGCCTTCCTCGACCTTGATGCTCAGGTCGCCCGCGCTGCCGGCCGAATTGTCGACCCGCTCGTTGGCGCGGCCGATTGCCTGGAGGCCGAGGGCGGTCGAGCCCTTGATGGCGAAGCCGGCGGCGTTCCTGCACACCAGGGCGCCAGCGTAGATGAGCGCTGCAGCCATCGGCACAGTCTTGACGTACCCGCGTTCCGAACGCGGCGTGTTGCGGTCTGCAGAGAGGGTCAACGGCCTGCCTCCTTTTCGGCGGCCTCGGCCGCGAGGATCTTCTTGTAAGCGTCGGCCGTCAGGCCCATCGCCGTGCAGACGGCCAGCTGCGCCTCGTCGAGCGCATCGGCGGTCTTGTTGTCCCGCCGGGTGATGTCCATCTGCGGCTTGGTCAGCACCGGCTGGTTCTCGACGAACTTCTCGAAGGCAGCCTTGTCCGACTTGAAGAGCGCGATGCCCCATTCCTTCATGGCCGGCGTCAGCTTGCCGGCCGTGAGGGCCGCCGTGACGGCTTCGTCGGCTTTTTCGGCCGACGTCTCGTCGCGAAGCTCCTTCAGCTGGTCGCGCAGCTCAGTGAGCGCCGCGATCGGCACGTACTCCGCCGGGTTTGGATTTTTGGCACTCAGCGCAGATTGCACCGCGCCAACGATCTCGTCGGTGGCGGCTTCAGGCTTGAGGCCTGCCGCCTTGGCCAGCTTCGAGCGATCGGCGACAGCGGCCGTCACCGCCGTGAGCACGGCAGCCGGCTTGGCGTCCTCGGTCAGGCCAGCAGCCCTGGCCAGCGCGGTGCTGGAGGTGAGGAGTGCCTGGATTGCGGAAAGGACGGCGTCCTCCCCAGTGCCCTTGGGCAAGCCCAGGGCGGTCAGGATCTTATCCATTTCGGTTCCTTCTTCGGAGAGGTTTGCAAAAACTGCACTCGCCGCCGCCGCTTCAAGATCGAGCGCCGGGGTGTTGGTCAGCGCCACGTTCAGAATGAGCATGACGCGGCCATCCGCCTTGCGGTGCGGAATGACAGGAGAGAGGTAGCGGTATTCTTCGGCCTTGATCGCGGCGGCAGCAGATGGCGTCCAAGCGACACGGCCCCAAATGCCGTCGTCGCGGACCTGAAGCTCCTTGACCCAGCCGGCTGCCTTGGCGGTGCCGCCTACGCCATCCTTTACGCCGAAGACGGACTGGTGATCGTAGTCGACCACCATGTCGGTACCAGAGTGATACTGCCGGGTGCGGGCGACGATCGCTTCCTGGTCGTCATGGCTGCCACTGTCGAACTTGCGGCCGTCCCTGGCTTCGAACTTGCCGGCCGGCACCAGGCGCATCCAGGCATCGGTCCCTTCAGGCGCGATGACGGCCACCGCCAGGGCGGCGACCGACGCGGTCGATAGCAAGGAAGCAATTGCGGATTTCATCAGCGGACATTGGCCCGGCCGATGCTGTCAAATCATGCCCGCCATGGCGGGCGGCAGCTTGTGCTTGGGAGGTCGAACTGGCGGGACTGATGCTGGCAGGACCGCCGCCGAATTCGCAACCGAACGGTAGCTGACAGGGAACCAACCGGCAAGGCTGCCAAAAAATTCGTTTTCGCGATTGGCTCCATCGGGGGCGGATAGGCCTTAAAATCGGTTTTGAACGGGGCTACAGCGCCAAACAGGGCTCCGCGCACCCAGTGGACGCCCTCAGGGGTCGCCGTGCGCTTGTGCGGCGATCGTTTGTGGGTGAGTTCAACCGGGCGGCTGCGCCCAATCCGAAGCGCCGGTCTTGCCCGCCAGATCCTGTTCGACGACGGAGATGTAGCCGGCCTTGCCTGGGTTGTAGGCCCAGCCCGGATCGATGCCATCGGGCACTGTGGTGATCTCACCGGTGCGTTTGTTGACGTATTTGCGCATCGTACCGGCGATGGGCTCGAACTTCAGCACCTCGCCCTCGCGCTGCAGGCGGTCAATATCGCGCTGGCTGACACTCTGCAGGGTGCAATGGCAGTTCCAGCCATTCGGGCAGGCATGGGTGTTCCACCAGGGGTGATCGACCGGCAGGACCGTATTGTGCCAGAGGTGATGCAGCGGTCTTGGATATTCCTGTCCCTCCAGGTGGACATAGCGGAGGAACGGCCGAGCCGCCTTGTTGCGCTCAAAGGTCGACCAGTGACCAGCGGCGTAGCTGACACGCATGTTGACGTCGAAGATGGTGGTCAGCCGCCTGGTGCTGCCGAGCTGCGACCAGTGCGCCTCGCCGGAGACCGGATCGAACGCCGGCTGCTGACCCCACCATCCCTTCGTCTGGAGCAGCGGCGTCAGCTCGGCTGCGAACTGGCGGAAGGTCTTGCCCTCGGAGAGCGCCTTCAGCAAAGCCTGGTAGATGTCGTCAAGGATGTCGAAGCCGGCAGACTTGGCGACTGTGAAGGCGCGAGCATGGGCTTCCTGCCATGTGTCCAGCCACGAGAATTCCGGATCAAGGCGCTGACCGCGCGCGAACAGCGCGGCGATGGCGTCGCGTGGCGGCAGTGGCTTTAGGACTGCGTCGACCACAAACCCTAGACCTTCATGACTGTTCGGGCTTCAGGATGGTCGAGCGCCATCCGGATGATGCTTCGAATCTCGCGCGCCACGATGTCGTGAAGCTCGCAAACCTCATGATATTCGAGCTCGCGAAGAAACCCATGCAAGCTAAGCGCTCCGACGAAGTCGCCGCTCCAGACCGTCATCTGCTCATCGTGGCAGATCCGATCGACTGCCGCTGTTGGCAAGAGGGTCACCGTTCCCATTGCATGCTCCGTCAAAGCGTCTCGTCAACTTCGCCGGCCAGGCGCGCGGCAAAGGCGGATCTCGCCAGCAGCTCGGTCAGCGCGGCGGCATCGAGCCCGGCGAAGCGCTGCGCCAGGAGAGCCTTCACGTCTTCCACGGAAGAGGCCGCGGCGATCTCGGCTTCCAACCCAGCGACGACCGGTGAGACCAGCGGCTTCCAGTCCGCCAACATGTCGTCGGCCGCGCGCTCGATCGCGTCACGGTTCTCGACGCCGATAGCCGAGAGCGCTGGCGGACGTTCGCCTGGCTTGCGCAGCTTCAGCTCCGGATCGGCCGGCGCGGCGATCGGCGCCGACACCTTTGGCGCAACCAACAGCTCCTCGTCCTTCTCAGGGTCAGGCAGACCGATGCGGTCGCGCATCGTCGACATGCCGACCTTGAGGCCGAGCGGCACGAGCGAGACCACGTTCTCGACCAGTGCCTTGATGTCGACCTGTTCCGGCCGGCCGATGCGTATCCTCGGGTACTTCTTCTGCGGCCCGAAATTCAGGTCCACCGCCGGCCGGGTGAGATCCCGATTTAGCGTCGCCGCGATCTGGCGGGCGTCGCCTTTCTCGATATCTTCCCGGACACCGTCATGGGTCTTGCCGACCGCATAGCCGCCAGCGATTGCGTCCGTTGTGCCCGTCTGCCCGAGCACCACCTTGGAAACCTGCTGGTCCAGCCAGTCGGCGCGCTCCTTGTAGAGCGCGTGCGACCCCGAAATATCCGCCTTCACAAAGTCGACGATCATCGACGTCGGCACGATGGCGGCATAGTCGACGCCAATGTCGCTCACCGCCTCAAGCAGAGTCTTCTTGTCTTTCTCGGATGCCCCGGCGTCATATTTGCCGAGGCGAAGCGGCTGGCCGTAGGCCTCGCAGAAGATCGCCCAGTCCTTGACGGTGAAGCTCTTGAACAGGAACGTCCAGGCGACGGCGCGGGCGATGCCGCCCCGGATAGGCAGGCCCGACTTCACCTTGGCCGAATGATAGATCCAGTGGTACGGCACCAGCGGCTCGTTGAGACCGCCATTGCGCAGCAGCGGCGTCTCACCGTCGACCTGGTCGAAGACGAACCAGCGCGGGTCGCGCCACGCCAGCCGCTTCGGCCGCCATTGACCTTCCGAGGTGTCCCAGATGATCTCGGTGCAGGAAAAGCCCTTGCCGACCGCGTCTAGGATGTCGAACAACTCGTCTTCGAAGCCGTCCCGTTCGATGATCTCGCGCACCAGGTCGGCAGCCGCGACACTGACCGCGTCATCGCCGGCCGCTTCAACGGTGATGTCGAGGCCGGACACCTGGCGCTTGCGGACGCCGAGGACACCGGCGTAGTGGGGGTCGCGCTCCTCCATGTCCTCGGCCAATGCCAGATAGTTTTCCGGGTCGCCGTCGATCGAGGCACGAAGGACCTGGGCCAACCGATCGGGCGTGAGACCGGCGGCCGGATGCAGCGCGTCGTGGCGGCGCACGCCGGTCGATGTCGGCGCGGCCTGCTCCACCTTTAGCGCGGCCTTCTCGATTGGCCGGCCATAGCGGTCAACGATCCCTTTGAACATGTCAGCCATCAGTAGATCCCCGGATTGCGGCGAGTGGACGCCATGCGGAAGCCCCGATCGTTGTCATCGGCGCGGTCGCGCCAACTGCGGCTCTGGTCGGTGCTGGCCCTTTCCTCAAAACGGCTCTTGGCAATCGGCGCCGGCAGATAGCCGTATTCATGCCACTGCATGCGGCTGGCGAAATAGGCGAGCACCAGGGCGACCGCGAAGTCGCCATGCCGCTTTGCGCCGGCCACGCCGACACGCTCGGGCGGGATTGAGGGAATGCCGCGGATAATCTTGACCAGGCGAAGATCCACGGCGTGCTCGGCGTCCCTGGTGAGCGCTATGTTGTCGTCTTCAAAGGCGGTTTTAAGCGGCGGGAAATTCTCGTTGTACCAGTTCTGGCTGAGGGTCACCGACCAGACCAGGCCGCCCGGCGTCTCCTCGGTGTGCAGGCCGAAGATGCGGCCGAGATCCTCGGCAAGGTTCATGCCGACGCCCGTCGCGTCCACAGCGGCCCCGCAGAGGCGCGGTGCCGTCTTCAGCATCAGGGTGGCGATTTCCTTCTGTTCCTGGAAAGGCACGTTTCGTAGCTCGACGGTCAGAGCGGCCTTTCGGCGGAGCACCTTGTCGATCGACAGCAGCGACATGATCGCCGGGTCGGCCTTGCGCGCCGGGTCATAGCCGAATGCGTGCTGGCGGTTTTCGTCGAGGCCGTCGAGCGCCTTCTTGATGGCGTCCTGGTGCGGCGCCATCAGATGCTGGCGTTCCAGCTCGGGCCGATGCAGGAAGTCAAGCGGCAGATCTATGCGGATGACCGGCGCTTCTTCCGGCGTCAGCGTCATGCGCGCTTCGATCAGCGGCGTGGTCAGCCAGGCGCCCGAGCCCATCGACGGAACGCAGAACAGCTCCTCGTCGGCGCCGTCACCGTAGAAGTCGATGATGTCCTGGCGCCAGGCGGCCTCGGCCTCGGGCGACCACTCCGCCCCCGTGACCAGGCAGATGCGCTCATAGAGGCCCTCCAGCAGCGCCTGGTCGAAGTCGATCTTGAGATGGCTGTACTTCGACCGGCCGCCGAGAATGTCCTGGACCTGGACGTTGAATTCATTGTCGGCGCCATTGTGCGTCGAGCAGACCACGACCTGGCCGCCCCACATCAGGTTCGCGAGCGCCGCCTTGAGCAGCTCCTTCAGGCTGTCGACGAACGCCGCCTCGTCGATGATGACCAGGCCCTGCTTGCCGCGCAGGGTGCGCGGCGCCGACGACAGCGCCAGGATCTCGAAGCCGGACGCGAACTGGATGCGGAAAGCCTTGATCTGGCGTGTCTCGTCGGGGTGCGCCGGGTCGGTGTCGGCGAACAGGAACTCTTCCTGGGCAATTGCTGCCTCTGCGTAGGCCCGAGCCCACATGGCGCAGGCGTCGATGAACTCGCGCGTCATCTCCTGCGAATAGGAGATGTACATGGCGTCCATGCCGCCGGCATCCTTGGCCCGGCTGGCGCGCAGCACGGCATACGAGGCCAGCGCCCAGGTCTCGCCGATGCGGCGGCTCTTCTCGATGAACAGCACGCGGACAGCCGTGCTTTCGAGCAGCGAGACGGTGCGCCCCTGATAGCCGAGCAGCACGCTGGGCAGACCGACGCTGTCGATGACATGGTCGAGGTTCGCCATGCTCTCGCGGCGGACTCGCTCCCATTCCTCTTTGGAGATCGGGCCGCTCATTGCAGCAGCACCTTCGCCCGGGGGTCGTCACGCGTGAGACCGACAGACGTCAACAGGGCATCTTCGGCCGCGGTCAGACATTCGCGCAGCTGGGTGACAAACGCCTCGACGGCTTCGATATCCTGAGGCGCGTACAGGTGGCCAGCGACACTGCGATGCTGCTCGACTTGGCGAAGCCGCTCACGGATCACTCCTGGCAAACAGGCACCCGCGAAGGTGCTGACGTGGATGGCAATCCTGTCGCTCTCGCGGCGGATCTGCTCCCATTCCTCTTTTGAGATCGGGCCGGTCACTGGGTCGGCTCCGGCCAGATGATGGTCACCGATCCATGAATTGTCCGGCGGGCTATCACCTGGTCGAGCACCTCGCCGTCAGGCAAGACGACATTCGCCAGGAGCGGCAGACCGTCTTCGCCGAGCACTTCGACCGTCACGTAGCCATAGCCATCGCTGCCGGCAAAGGCCTCGCAGACAGGCCGGTCGAAGACCTTCCCATCAAGGATGACGATCGGCAGCGTCTTCGATCGGTAGCGCCAGAAGTCGACATCGTTCCGATTGCCGGAAGTCCTTGTGGTGCGCCGAGGCGGGATATGAACTGTGATCATGGCGCCCTCACGCCGAGGATCTTCGCCTTGATCGCCTCGGCGGTCTCGGCCGACATGCCCTTGGCCTTGGCCACGGTGTCGACGGCCTTCTCGACATCGGCCTTGAATTCCTTGGCCACCTTGACCCGGCGATCGCTGGAAACGCTCTGCGCCTGGGTCGCCATCTTCAGCGCCGTGGCGAGCTGCATCGCGCCGATCGGCGCGAGGCCGCTCTCGCCGGCATCGGTCAGCAGCTCGAACACCAGCGTCTTGATCGCCTCGGCCGCGATCAGCGTCAGATCGTCGGAGCTCTGGGCGTCGAAGCGCTTGGAGATGGTGGCGGCGATCTCGCGGGTGTCTTCCAGCCGGCGCGTCATCATCGCCAGCTTGATCGAGTAGCGGTTGAACGCCGAAAACGACGGGATGACGAATTCCAGCTCGCCCTTATGCTCGGCCTGCAGCGCCTGCATCTTCAGGAAGAATTCTTCGTAGATCTCGGTCTGGGTGCGCTCGCGGTCCTGCAGGGCGGTCGCCGCCCAGGTGATGATCGGGCCGCACTCCTCGGGCAGGCGCTCGATCGCCGAAAGCTGACCACGGCCTTTGCGCGCCATGTCAGGCCTCCGGCGAAGGACGCGCCACGCCTTCGATGATCGACCGGCGCTCGACATGATCGATGCCGCTGCGGGTGATGGCAGCGACCATGATGGTGCTGACCTCGGTCACCTTGACTGCGCCCAGCTCGGCCAGCTTGCGGAGTTGGGTCCGCACCCATTCGCGCGACCGGTTGTGGCCGAACGCGTCGAGCGTCTTGGTCAGCAACGCTTCGTTCAGGCGCCCGTCCGTCTGCTGGTGCAGCTCCCGCAGGATGACCAGCCGGGCGTCCTCGGTCAGGTATGTGTCAAAGTCGCTCATGCGGCGCTCTTCGATCCGGTTAGCAAGAAATTCTCCATCCGATGGACCGTGCGGGCGATGCCGTTGACAACCTCGGCCTGCTTGCCCGCTTCGCCCTTGATCTCGGCCACTGCCAGCCGCAGGTCGGTGAACGACTTCACGTCGGGCAGGTGCTTCATGTCGCTCTCGATCGACTGGACGCGCACGGCATGATCTTCGAGCTTCCTCTCGATTTCGGCGCTCTTGCCGTCGATCGAGCTACGGATCACCTGCAGCTCCTCGGCATTGGATGCCTTGAATGCGTCGATATCGGCCTGTGCCTTCTTCGACCCTGCGGTCAGGAAGACGTAGACGATCGTCGCGAGCGACAGCAGGGGCGAGGCCAGCGAGGCCCAGGTGGACAAGTCTTCCATCAGGCACGTCTCCGGCTCTGTCGTTCGATGAAGGTTTCGCAGTCGAAGCACCGCGTGCAATTGGGCACCGCCTGGCGGCGGGCGTCGGGAATGCGTTCGCCGCAGTCGCAGAAGGGCGAGGCCGTCACGTCGACGGCCGACCGTATCGCCGCCTGGATGCGCTGGACACCGGCAACGCGCTCAGCCTCGACGCGCGCTTCGGCCAGCTCGACCGCCGCGTTGCCGCCCTTCATGGCTTGTCCCACTCCGCGACCTTGGCGAGGCGCACCGCGCAGACATTTCGCGCGCTGCCGTTCACGTCGCCGCGTTCGACGAAATCGCCAGCGGTCGCTGGGCCGCCCGGCTTGGACCAGTTGGGCGGCGGCGGGATCAGGAATGCCGGCGGGACACGCTCCTTGATGATCTCGGTCCTAACGACCACCTGCGGCTCCGGCGGCTGGGTCGTACAGTTTGCGCAGATCAGCAGGCACAGGCTGAGCGAGGAAATGGCTAACGTCCGCATTGGCGTCTTTCAGGGCGGCCACGGCCGCGTTGGTGTCGATGAAGGCCTGGTTCGAGGCGGCGATCTGTTCAGCAAGCTGGGCGGTCAGCTTGGCGTCGGAGGCGGCTTGCGCCTGTAGCCTGCCGATCGTGGCCTGGTTGGCGGCGTTGACGTCCTCAGCCACTTTCAGATCGGCCTTCGTCTGACGCGTCTCGGCCTTGGCCTGGACGGTATCGGCTTCCGCATCACGGGCCGCCAGCTTGTAGTGGTAGGCAACCAGGCCGAGGCCCATGAACGCCAGGACGACCAGCCCGGCGATGATCAGGCGCGCCTGCATCAGTGCGAACCCTTCAGGCAGTACATCTGCTCCAGCGCGCGGCGCTTGGTCAGGCCAGGCAGCGGCTTGAGGACGCCGTGCACCCTTGCCTTGTTGAACTCGGTGATCTTCAGACACGCTCCTTTAACGTCGCCTGCGCGCAAAAGGCGGCTGACGGAACCTTCGCAGAACGTGCCGTTGCCGAGATTGTAGGAGAAGTCGTTGAAGGCCTGCTGGACGTAGACGTCGAGCTGCTCGTAGTTCGACACGCACTTGGCGTTGCCCTGCTCGTAATGGGCCATCCGCCTGGTGAGAAGAGCCCGGCACTCTGCCTCGGAGAACTTGCGGCCGGCCATATCCTTGGCGTTCTCGGTCTCGCCATAGCAGTAGGTCAGGACGCCGATCGGATCGCGATAGACGTAGCCGCGATAGCCCTCCTGCGGCGCTGCCATGGCGGCGGCTGCGGCGATCCCGGCCGCTACTGTCGCGGCCGCCCCTGTGTTCCTGCCTGCGCCCATGGTGAGCTTCCGCCTGTGAAATCGGCCGGGAGATGTCCCGGCCATTTCACAGCACCATGCCTTCGGCGGCCGGCGGCAATCATGCCCGCCGAAGCGGGCGGTCTCTTAATTGCTGGAAAAGAGGTCGGTCTGGCGCGGATCCCGGCTGCCCTTGACGGGCTTGTCCGGCATGCGCCGGAAGAGCTTGTCCACGCCGGTCTCGGTGATCCCGAGGCGGCCGGCTATGTCGCCATTCGATGCGCCAGCTTCGCGATACTGCCGCGCCCGCAGCTCGCGGGCAAGAGGCACCCGGATATACGAGCCTGAATAGCGGCGGGCAAGCTTCTTGGCCGCCGCCGGGCCGAGCTCCTTCGAGAGCGCGGTGTCATCACCGGACGCCGGCACATACAGGCGGCGACCGCCATAGGCTTCCGCGAGCCGCACGAAGTCCGCCTGGCCAAGCAGGTGGAGCAGCTCGGTGGATCGCTGCTCGTCGCTCATGCAACCTTCGCTTCGCTGTCGCGGATGAGGCGCACCAGGACGTCATAGCCGGGAACGCTGCGGCCCTCGATCGTGGTGACGACAACACCGTCCACGAGGAGGAACCGGGCTCCGAGCGTCCGGACGCATGGTGCCTGCTGGTGGCGTCGCGTGCCTTCGGCGATGTGGGCGCGCAGCTGCTCGACATCCATGCCGAGCACCCGCTCCATGTAGCGGACCATGGCGTGGTCTGAGACGCGGACCGGTTCGTCGCTCATGCTGGCTCCCATTCGATCAGTTTGCCTTCGAAGCGCCCGACACCGTGATGCTGGAGCCAGAAGAAACCCATGTTTTCGCGGGCGGTGCCGCCACGCATGCCGAAGTCGAAGACGCAGGATGGCGCGAACCCGTCAGCCCGGCAGAACAGCTCGATCTCTTCGCGATGGAGGGGGATGCCCTCAATGGCGACGCTGACGATCGCACCGGGCATGAGATCGCTGACCGCAATCTCGATCGAGCGAACCCGCGTGCAGATCGGGTCGGCTTCGACAAGCTTGCGGCAATGGACCGTCCGCATGCCCTGATAGAGCTGGACCGGCTCACCCGGCCGGGCATGCCGCTTGCGATCGGCGCGTACCGTCTGCAGCTTGATCAGCCCCGACACCTGCGGGCCGAACATTGCCTTGAAGCTATAGGCGACCATCAGCTCTGGCTCCGCATTGTGCGATTGAATTCCGCCAAGGCGGTCGGCTCGTCGCGCCAAGCCGGCCAGAACCGCCAGAACCTGGTGATGCTGAAAGGATAGCTCGACACATGCCATTCGAGGCAAACGCGCCAGCGAATTTCGCCTGGCAGGGCCGCCCGACGAAAGGCAAAGAAGGCGATCGACCAGCCGTTCAGGCGGAGGTCGTCGCGGCCGCACCTGAAACGGACCATCAGCGTCCGCCTCCCGTGGACTGCAGCACCGCCAAATAGCGGTCGCGGAGCGTGCTCGGCTTGGCCGTGCCATCTTCGCCACCGAGATCGGGCCACCAATCGTCGCGGCCAAGCAGCCAGAGATGGCGCATGGCGATGTTGTTCACCACGCGACCGGCAGGCGGGTAGACCTCGATCGCGGCCGCGTCTTCACCGGCCATGCGGTTCTTGATCTCCTGCAGTTCGTCCCAGCCGATCGAGCCGTCATGCTCGATCGACAGGAGGCCGAGCTGGCGATCGTGATAGATCCGCAACGCTGCCCGCCACTTCGGCGGCCAGCTCGCGGCCTCGCGGGTGAAGATCAGGCGCGGGCCGTTCATCGGACACCTCGCTTCTCGACGAACCGGTCGATGTCTTCTAGGTCCTCGATCTCACCCACCAACTCAACCGCGCGTTCAAAGTCGGCGACTGTGTCACTGGCGAAATGCTCCAGGACGAAAGCCTGCGTTTCGCTCGGGCCGCAATCGGCCGACAGCCGTTCGCAGAGCAGACGTGCCATCTCGACGGCTCGCGGGCTCATGTCTTTCCCTTTCTGACCATCTCGCCCAGCGTGTTCATCACGGCCGGCCAGTCGCGGTCGGTCATCTGGTCGAGGGGCTTGGCCTTGTCGAAAACAAACTTGCGAAAGCCGGTCGCATCGACGGCCCGCAGAACGGACAGAAGCTGCCACTGTGCGAGTGCAATCTTTGCACCCGTTGGCCGCAGCCATGAGGCGGTGGAAACGCTCTGGCTCCAGTCGACGCCGGCCTCCCGCGTTATCCATGCCTTGAGCGCGTCGATCGCCTTGGCGGCGTCATCGGCGTCGAGCAGGAAGCGGGTGTGCTCGATGCCGGTCTGCCGCCTGACGAACGACAGCATGGCGGCATCGCTGCGGTCGCGCACGATGCCGAGGTTCCAGGAGGCGATCCAGAGCGCCTGGAGCTTCTTCGCGAACGGCCCTTGAAGACCCTTTTCAGCGGGCTTGAAACCGCGCTGGCGCTGCTCGGTGATGATGAGCGTCAGCTCAGCTGGGTTCATCTCGCGCAGGCTGCGCTTGCCGGTGACCCGCTGATAGAGATCCCGTGCAGTGTCCTCGTCGAGGCCGAGCTGCTTGTTGGCGACGTGGATGGCGGCGAGCGGGGTCATGACGCGACCCCGCTGCTGGCATCATTGATTGCGACGCAATTCCTCGGCGCAGCTCTGGATCTCGTGGGCGACGAGACTGAAGAGGTGCGAGAGCTTCTCGCTTTCGACCTCTTGGAGATTGGGGACGGCCGCGACGAGGTCGTTGAGGCCTTGGAATGCAAGCACGGCAAAGTCCAGCCGGTCGATCGGCTGTATAGTTCCTGACATTTAATCTCCCCCCCGGGAAAGGCCTTATCGTTGTGATTGAGGGCGCTGCTGCTGGCATCGCGCACGCCGGCCGCCCTGGCGGCCGGACGAACGCAGGTTGGTAGACCGCATGGAAACGGCAAGCCTCTCGGCTTCCCGCGCCGCCCGACCAGGACGCTCCATGTCGGGCTACCAAACCCGGCCCCGCCTTTTTCGCGAAGCACCGTGACGATAGACACGAAACGATGAAGGCTGAAAGTAAAATCAGGCCTTCTCCCGTCTCTACCCACATGATGGTTAGTAAGACCTCTGTATTGGCCGGAGCCCATGCAGGGTTGCTTATGGACGACGATGCGGTCGGCAGCGATCGCGCTCATGACGGACGCCCCGGCTTGGTTGCCTCTGCGAAGGCGGCATCACAAGCCACCGCATGTCGCGACACGTGCGTGGCCAGATCCTCCAGCACACGGGCGGCGGAATGGAAGGCACCGTCCTCGGCATACGTCTTGGCGAGGTCGGTCTTTTCTTCGATCAAATGGTGAATATTCATCGTTCAAGCCTTCGCCAGGTCGTTGACGATCGCCGCAGCGACCAGGCGGAGGTTCACGTCGCTGCCGTCAGGGCTTCTCAGCCAGGGCTTGCCGAAGCGGATGACGATGGCATCGCCGAAGGCCTTGCAGAGCGTCGCCTCGACGCTCTCCATGCGGCGCTGACGCGTCGTCTCGCCTTCGCGGAGGAGATCGGCCTTGGAGGTGCGGCTGCTGATGATGGTGCGGTCCATGGTCAAGCCCTCGCCATGTCGACGGTGATGGCGGTCCAGCTGTCGGTAGCGCTGCTCTCGCGCATGGCGAAGCGGACATACTCTTTCGAGCTGCGGGGTCGCTGAGCGTCCCGGATGGCGTCCATCGCCTTCAGCCAGCGCGGATCGGTTATGGCGAGCCGCAGCAGCATCAGGATCTCGGAGCGGTTGACCTTGCCTTCCTGATCGGTGTTGAAGGCGCGTGTGACGATCGTCTGGATCTCAGGCCGGCTGTCGGCGGCCCATTCCGTCAGGCACTCGTCAATCAGCGCCTTGGCGATCTGCAGCTCAGCGCCGAAATCCATGAAGTCGGCGACCTGGACGGTGACCTTGAACAGGCCGTCATAGGTCATGTAGGTGCGGTTACCCTTGCCTTTGTTGCCAGCCTTTACGAAGCCGTATTGCTCCGCGACCAGCTGGTCGAGCGCGGCCAGGTCCGACATGGTGTGGATCTTGAAGCGTGCGACCTGGTCGGAAAGCTCGCGGGCGAATTTGATGATCTTCCGGACCGTCTGGTCTTCCAGCTTGTCTTTGGGCTTCACCAGTTCGTCGGCGGTGTAGCCGCCCTTGTGATTGATCCAGAACAGCTTGTCCTTGATGATTTCAACACCGGCCTGCGGGCCGGCTTCAACGATGTCCATGGTCATTCTCCTGTTGAGATCGGAATTGGGTGCATGAAGGTGAGAAGGTCGCGCACGGCGGCCATCTGCAGGACCACGTGTTCGTGGTGTTCGGCGTCCTGGCTGGCCCACGGCATCGACCGTTCCAGCGCGGTGACCAGAAGATTGGCTTCAAGGACGATCGCCCAAAGGCCTTCGGTGGCCTTGGCCAGGGCGAACACCTCGGCAACAGTCGCCCTAGGCGCGTTGCGCTCGGGGTTGGCGATGATGCGGCCGCAAAGCTCGATCATGTCGAGCCTGGAGACCGCGGCGAGCAGTGCTTCACTTGCGGGCATCGCGATGCCTTTCCATGGCCTTCGCGAGGGCTCGGGCCTTGCGTTCGAGTGCCCTCCGCGCCGGCAGTTCACCCGGCCCAAACTTCATCTGGTCGAGCCGATCGACAGCGGCGCCTAGGTCGCGGCAGGCATGCATGACGGCTTCGTCTCGCGCCTTCTCCCGCTTCAAGGCCTCCAGGTCGGCGGCGACGATCGGCAGGATCTTGTCGATCAGCCGCGCCGCCAATGCCTGGGCGTTATGAGAGACCGGCGCTGTCATCGCGAGCCCACCGGCCGGCCATCCGAGAATGGGCGCGGGATCACCGGGAAGAGGCACACGTTGGAGCCAGGCTGGAACGCGACCTCGGCGACGCGTTCGGCCTCGGCCTCCCGCTCCGCCCGCGCGGCGCCATTCCAGAGATCGCGGCTGAGCCGGTTCTCCAGGTCGCGCGCCTTGTGGCGGAGGATCTTGATGCAGTCGCCCAGGATGCGGGCGTCCTGCGGGTCGAGGATGCGGGGCTCGTGCTGGTAGTCGGAAAGCAGGTCGTCGAGTTCGGCCAGGCCGTCTGACAATTCGAGGGACATTCTTTCGCCCATGGCTATGTTCTCCTTTGGGGGCAGGTTTTGCAGGCGTGGAAAAGCTGGGCGCGATGCCGCGACGTGGCGCGGAACGGCTCCTTCTGTTCGGTGAGGCAGCGGTCGCGGCCGATCTCGCCCAGGACGGGACATTCGACGGTCAGCGCCATCAGCGCGCCACGCACCATCTGCTCGACGCGAGAGAGGTCGCCCATGTATTTGAAGGCGAGGATTTGCGAGATCGCCGAGCGGCTGTAGTCGATGCGCTTTTCCGCGCCGCCCAGGCCCTCGGCATCGGCAAGCCGCGCCAGTTCCTCGATCCAGTCGGGCACCGGTGTGCCCCATGCGGCCAAGGCCTTGTCGGCGAAGGTCTGGCCGGCCGGCCGGCTGTTCTTCACAGGTCCTCGGTTCATGGCGAGACCTCGCGCGCGACCGAATGGCCGACCACCACCTTGGCGTTGGGGTCGAACACCAGCTTGGCCGCAAGCACCTTGGGCGCCTGGTTGCCGAGGTTCCGCACCAGGCGGAACACATGCCCGTTCTGCGCAAGGATGCCGGCGGCGGCGAGCGCGCAGGCATAGTTGCGCGCCGTCGACAGCGGGACGTCAGGGCATGCCCCGACCAGGTCGGCGGCGCCGAACATCTTGATCATCTTCATGGCGCGCCAGAGCTGCTCCTTCGCGCTCTCGGGCAGCTCCTTGCCATCGGCCGCCAGTCGGGGCGCGAGAGCCGGCTTTTTCACCAGCGTGAAGATGTTCTCGGACGGCAGGCCGCCGCCGTTGCCGACCTTGTTCTGGTCGACGATCTCAACGAAGCCGGCGAGCCGAAGCTTGCGCAGATAGCGCGTGGCGAGCCGGCGGGAGACGTTGGTCCGCCTGCTGACGTCATTGGCGGTCCAGGGGCGGCCAACCCGGTCCAGCTCCTTGATCACCGTCCAGAAGCCAGCCTCGCCGCGCGGTACGGCAAGGTTCAGCTTCACCATGTCCAGCAGCGGCCTCACTGGAATTTCCTCATGGTGAACTTTGGCGCTGCATTGATGGCGGCCGGTCCGCCGAAGGTAACGAGGTCGATGACGCTAACGCCGGTGATCTGAGCCACCTGGACGACCTTGGCGAGGTTGATGACGATGCGCCGCGTGTTGCCCCTGGTCTTGTCCAGGATGGCAGCCGCGAGATCGGGCGCGAGGCGGACGCCTCCGCAGCGATTGACCGCGAGCAGCGCGAAGTCCTCGGCGTCGCAGGGCACCGCCGGCAGCCACTCCAGCACGCGGTTGTGGACGCGCTCGAACCCTTCCAGGAGGTGCGGCAACCGCTCCTCGCCGATCAGGACCACGGGAGCGCCGGACTTGTCGGAAAGCTCCCTCAGCAGGTCGACGAAGCGCTTGTGGGCGATGAAATGCGCCTCGTCGATGATCAGCGGCTTGCGGGGATCGCCGACCATCACCATGATCGCCTGGTTCTTCAGCGCCTCGATCGAGCCACGCGGCGATGGCTCGCCCAGCTCCTTGAGAATGTCCGTGAGCAGCGACCGCGCCGAGGTGAACTGGCCACACTCGACATAGGCGGCGCGGTATTTGTTCGCCGCATAGATGGCGGACTCCGTCTTGCCCCATCCCGAGGGGCCAAAGTAGGCGGCCAGGCCGGGCAGCTTGGGGTCACGCTCGACCATGGTGGTCAGCAGCGTCGCGAACGCCGCCACGTTCTTGAGCGGCGCCGGCCGATTGACTTTCAGTATCTCCGTCATCATCTTCCTCGTGTTGTGTGCCGCTTCGCGGCGCTGCTTTCTGATCGGCCCGGTGTTCCAGCAGCGGGCCGATCGCCTTTACTCAGGACAGGTACGCGTCCCCGAAATCCTCATGGATGACCGACTGGGCCTTGAACTCGGCGGACATGACGTAGCCGCCGAGCCACATCGCATCCGGAGCCGACAGCTCGCCCGTCTTCATCCGGTCGCGGAACAGCAGTGCGCGGCGGTAGCGCTCCATCGCCGTCTCTGGCAGGGCGACGACGTTCGCAGGCAGGTGCGCGGTGCGCTCGGCCTCGATCTCGGCCCGGCGCTGCAGGAGGATGGCGTCCGTGCTCGCCACCAGCTCGGCCTCTTCCTCGGCGCGCATGTCGTCGATCAGCCGGCGATGCGCTGCCGCCGCCGCCGGATCCAGCGGCTGGGTCGGGTTGAGCTGCTCGGACATGGCGGCGATCGCCGCGTCGATCTGCGCCGTCGAATGCGCTTCCTCGCGCTTCGGCAGCGGGATGACGTTCGGCGCGTCGCGGCGGGCAACTTCGAGCGCGCGCTCGATCAGCGGCTTGCCCTTGGCCAGGCGCTTCATGTCGGCCTTGAGGTCGCGGGCCTGTTCGTTCACCAGGTCGGCGCGGATTTCCTTGGCGGCGCGGTGGAAGGTCTCGGGATGGATCCCGGCGAGGTCAGGGCAGATGGCGTCGCCGAGGAACTCGGCGCCGTCCTGGGCGAATGCATAGGCGCGGCCTGCGTCGTTCGGATCCATGCGCACGAACACCGGTGTGCCCGGCATGATGGTCGCCGTCTGGTAATAGTCGCCGCCGATGCGCACGCCGCGCTTGGTGACGATGCGCTGGCCGCTGTCTCCGGCAACGGGCATCAGCAACAGGTCGAGGGCGCGTTGCTCGACCTTGCGCACCGGTTTCGTCGAGGCGAGAGCGGCGGTGAATGGCGTGGCGCCTTTCAGGCCGGCATGCGGGCGGTGCTGGTAGATCGTGCTCGCCCAATCATCGACATGCTTCTGCAGCTGCGGGCCGGTCAGCGTGACGCCGAACACCTCGGCTTCGGTCTCGCCCAGCCGCTGCGAAAACGACTTGCGGCTTTCGATGGCCTTCCGATCGGTAACGGAGTGGCCGACAAAGCCTGGCAGCAGCGTCGCCATATCGTGCTGGAACGTCTTGATGACGCGCTCGACATGGCCCTTCTGCTCGGGCGAATAGGCGTCCGATGTCTCGGCCTCGATGCCGAGCGAGAGGAACAGGCGACTGGTGTCCTTGGCGACGAAGTCGGAGCCGTTGTCGGTCTTGATGACATCGGGCACGCCCCATTCCAGGATGGCCTTGCGGATGAGCAGGGCGACAGCCGAAGCGCGCGGCGTGCGCGACAGCAGCCAGACGGAGCGGCGTGTCGCGATGTCGATGCAGGCATAGACCGAATGCCGGCCATCGGTGCAGAGCGCATCGACCGGCGAGGCATCGATCTGCCAGAGCTGGTTCGGCTCGGTGATGTGGCGCAGCATGCCGACGCCGGCCGGCGCCATGTGCGAGCGGTAGCGGTCGGGGTTGGTCAGCTTCAGCAGCTCGACCTTGTGGCTTTCCTTCAGCCCCTTCAGCGCGTGCTGGAAGGTGCGGACCGGAGGCATGTCAATGACCGTTTCAACGCCCTTTGAAAGCACCTTCAAGGTGTCGCCGAACTCGGATCGGCAGAGCGTGCGGACATGATGGCCGGACAGATGCGGCTGCTGGGCGATCAGCGCCAGCATGAAGGCGCGAACGGCGCCGCCATTGGCGGTTTCCAGCACGCCTGTGCCCTTGCGCGCCTGGGCGGGATCATGCGCCAGCGCATTGACCTTGCCATCGCGCTTTTGCGACTGCCAGCGGGCGAGCGAGCGCTTGGAGAGGCTCGGGATTATCTCCAGTGCCCAGGGTTCGATGGTGAGCGACCCGGCGTTGTATTTGTCCGTGAAGACCTGGACGCGGGTGGCATAGCCGAGCTTCATGCCGCGCGAGAAGGTCTCGAAGGCCGCGACGACCGCCAGTCGCGCGTCGCGCTCCTCCAGCGCCCGCGCCGACAGGCTGTTGCCGGGCGAGGCTTTGGCCGGCTTGACCGGCAGCTCGATGACGACGTGCCGTTGCTGGTAGGCGACCTGGGCGAGCGTCGGAAACAGCGAGACATGATACTCGGTGGCGCCGCCGCGACCGGCGCGTGAACGCGCCTGGGTGAGCCGGTCCGCCCAGCCTTCGCGCTGGGCCATGCGGATGACGGCGCTTTCGGTGCGCGGCATGTCCGGCAGGGCCTCGGTGGCGATCTCGCGGGCGGTCAGCCAGTCTTTCATGCCGACACCCTTTCAAGTCCAAGGTCGCCGAGCCGGTACGCAGGAAAAGTCTCCTCCAGGACAGCAAGAGCTTCCTCGCAACGCCCTCCCAAGACAGCGTCGTAGATTTGCTCAATCGTCGACCGGAAGGCGCGCAAAGGCTGGCGGCGTCGGGTGAAGACCTGGCGCGGAGAGTGATGGATCGGCTGGGTTGCGAGGATTTCGGCCCGGTAGCCACGCGAGTAGACAACCGGGATGACGATGCCGATCGAGGCGAGGCTCTGCCGGATGTTGTAAAGCCTGACACGGATGGAACTGTCGGCCGTTTCCGGTCCTCCGTCGGCGCGGTCTCCAAACACGACGTCGATGAGCTCGGAAATGGTGAAGCAACGCTGCGAAGCTGCTCCGCCGACCAGAACCGAGGCGAGGCGGAATTCCTGCGGTGTAAGCCCGACCGTAACCTGGCCGCGCCTGATCTCGCGGCTCGACAGGGAGATCTCGATGCGGTTCCAATCGCCAACGCCGTTGAGCCGCTTCACGAGGATGACGGATGTCATATGAGCCACCCCTGTGATTGGCTCGCNCCCGCCGCCGGCTCTTGGGCGGCGGGCGCGCTGTCGAGGGCGGCTTGGGAGCTGCGCACCTCGGGGGGAAGTTTGCCGATGACCACGTTGATGTAGGCGGCAAGCTGCTCTTCCAGATGCTTCTTGGTGTCGGCATCCTCGCAGCGGCCGCACTCGATCTTCATGCGCGTGAGCAGGCCGGTGTAGGCCTTCGGCAGCAGGAAATAGTGGTCGACACAGAAGACCCCGTGGCGGCCTGGAGCGGCGTTCCGGCAGGTCGGTGCGGCGCATTTGGTCATGACCAGATCCACCCTTTGAGGACATGCTTGCGCACGCGCCGGCGGAAGACGGCGCCGGCCGCGAGGCGCGGGCCCTGCTGGCGGGTGAAGAACAGGTGCAGGGCGTAGAGGAACGCGAGGTAGAGGCCCGCGCTGCCGAAACTGATTGCGAGAATGCTCATGCCGTGGGCCTTTCAGCGCTTTGCTTTTGAGCGTGCGATCAGCGCCGTCTTGCGGGCGGCGATGTCGCGTTCATGTTCTTCGATCAGGCTGATTTCGATGATGTCGGCGTACTTCTCGGGCACCACCGCGTAGCCGAATTTTTCCGGCACGAAGCCGAGCAGGCCTTCCGCCTGGGTGGCGTCGATCAGGGCAATGAAGACGTCGAGCGGAATGCGGTGCTCGTCGCTGCTTTCGGACGACCACTTGTTGAGCATGCCCTCCGACACCGGTCGGTCCAGATAGGCCGACATGCGGCGGGCGATATCGGCGCGCGAGCCCTTGCCGTCGTCGCGGCAATCGCGGAGCGCCCGGCTCACCAGCCGTGAAATCTGGTTGTCGAGGCCGCCGCGGCCGGCGACGTCGGCGGCGTAGCCGACCGCGACCTTCGGCGGTTCCCATTCGAACAGGTCTGCTGTGAGTTGATCGCGGCGGGAGCGGACCATCAGCCTTTCCGCCCTTTCATCCACCGCTGGATGGCGGCTTCGTGCAGGGTGAAGAAACGGTCCTGTTCGCTCTCCTTCAGCTTGGAGAACTCGCTGGCGACCTTCTCCCATTTCGGCGGCGTCGCCGGCCTGGAGGTGCGGTCGATGACCGCGATCGCGTGGCTGACCGTCTTCGGCGCGTCGGCGGCTTCCAGCGTCAGCAGTCGCGCAATAGCGATCTGGCGCTCGGGTGTTTCGGCGGCGAGCTGCAGGAGGTCGGTCTGGCTGTCGGCGACAGCGTGCAGCGAGATGTCCTGGCGGACTTGCTCCGGGATGGTGGCGATCTTCAGCGCGTGAAAAACGCTGCGGCGCGATATGCCGAGCACCGTTTGCGCGGCCTCCGAGAAATTGAGTGCAAACTTTGCACTCAATTCATCGTCCTCGACGATCTCCCGGGTCTTCTTGCGCCCGGCTTTGCCGGTGCCGTGCTCGGCGTCGTAGATGTCGCGCCAGTCGGCGATATCCTTCGCGCGGTCGAGTACCGACAGCTGGCGCCGGATCAGGTTCTCGGCGATCTCGCGTTTGCGGATCTGCGTTTCGGTGGCGACGTCCTTGGGGTCTTTGACGAAAGCGTCGATCTCGGCGAGCCCGAGGGCGGCGACGGCGGCGAGGCGATGGCCGCCGAAGATCAGGCGATACTCGTGGCTTTCGGTCTTCTCGGGCACGACCTCGATTGGCGTCATGTGCCCGTTGCCGCCCTGGATGTCGGCCATGATGGTCGCCACCCAGGCCGGGTCGAGCCGCCGCCGGTTGGCGGGCACCCGTATTTCAGCAATCTTGATCTTGGTAGTGGTCGTCACGTCCGCAGGCTCCCCGTTTGAAATCCCCTGTCTGCGCATGCTCTGGCGCTAGACGGCGGCCTCAGGGCGAGCCGGACGCGGTGTCTAAAATGAGTGCAACTTTTGCACTTCCGCTGCGGCTGGCGGTGCTGGTAGTGTCCACCTCGTCATGACGGCCTCTGGTGTAGAGAGTCGGGAAGAGGGTTCGGAACGGGATATCCAGGGCGGCGGCGATGGCCTCGGCACCTGGGCGGCTCAATCCGATGATGCCTTGCCTGCAGCAGCTGGGATAAAGGTCAGCGCTGAGGGCGATCCCGGTCAGGGTCATGCCACGGCGCCGGATCTCGGCGTTGATGGCGTGACGGTCCCACACCTGAGGCGTGTTCATGGCGGCTCCACCGATCGTCCGGCCCTTTGCAGAGGTCCGGATGGTTAAAGTTTTAAACAACAGTAGTCGCGACTAATGTCGCACCAAAGAGCGAAAACAGCAACCGGGGTGCGAGAAAATTCGCACGTCAGAGTTCAAAATCGGCAATACGGTGTGAATAAGTGGCTAAGCATCGGAAATCTCATGGATTTTCCTGACGGGGATGCTGGGAATGGAACTCTGACGCATGGTCAGAGTTCGGGTCCAGACGATCTGACGACCTTCTCCGGACGGTTCGCTTTCGCAACCAAGGGCGAATCACCCCACGCGTTCTCCCGCCGGAGCGGGATCTCTGGAACTATGGTGCGAAAATATCTCGAAGGATCGATGCCCGGCCTGGACAAGCTGCTGGAGATCACCGAGGCGACCGGCGTGACGCTCGACTGGCTCGCCGCCGGCCGAGGCCCGATGCGCAGCGGCCACGCGCAGGACATCATGGTGATGGGCGGAGCACCTGAGGGTTTCGTGTCGGTGCCCAAGCTTGACATCCGGCCGAGCGCCGGCGCCGGCAGCGTCGATATCTACGAAGAAAGCGAACCGGACATCTTTGCGTTTCGCGAGGAATGGCTGCGCAGGATCGGCGTCAGCCCGAAATTCGCCCGCCTAATGGTCGCCCAGGGCGATTCGATGCGTGAGACGATCAACGACGGCGACCTGATGATCGTCGACATCTCTATCCGCGAGTTCATCGACGAGGCGATCTACGTCCTGGTCTACGGCGGCTTGGTGCGGCTCAAACGCTTGCAGCTGCTGCATTCCGGCGTTCTGCTCCTCCGAAGCGACAACCCGCGCTATTCGACGGAAGAGGTGCCGCTCGCCGAACAGCCGGAGCTGATCATCGGCGGCCGGGTTCGTTGGGCTGGTGGGTCTATTTAG